AATGCAACAGTGTGACTTTGATGATTTCGTAGACATCCTTCAGGTTGTCGGTGAGCAGTACAGCAAGAAGCTTTCTGACGGCGTGATTGCGCTGTACTGGCAAGGGTTGCAAGACTTCGATCTGAACGCTGTTCGTGATGCGCTGGGTAGGCACCTGCGCAATACAGACACAGGGCAGTACATGCCGAAGATTGCGGACATCATCAAGATGCTGCGCGGATCGACGCTAGATTCTGCGCTTAATGCCTGGGCAAAAGTTGATAAGGCTGTGCGTCGCGTTGGTCCGTATGAATCGGTTGCGTTTGATGACCCAATTATTCACCGCGTTTTGCATGACATGGGCGGATGGATTTCGTTGGGCGAAAAATCAGATGATGAATGGCCGTTTGTGGCGCGTGAGTTTGAAAACCGTTACAGAGGATTTGCTTCGCTCGGTGTTGCAATTGAATACCCGGCAAAGCTGATTGGATTGTCCGAGGCGCATAACGCGAAGGGCGGATTCAAAGTTGCAGCGCCGATGCTGATAGGAGATTCGACCCGCGCGCAGGCCGTGATAGCCAAAGGCACTAGTTCTGCAAAACTTCTTGGAATTTCCCGTATGGGTGGCTCATTGCCGCACCCAGCCGAACTCACTGAAAATAAGTTGAGGATTGCGGCATGAGCCAAGAATACAAAATCTCAACCGTCGCGGACTTCCTGCAAGTCCCATCTGATAAGCGCGAAGAATGCCTGATTGATTTTCTTCAGTGGCTCCAGCTGGCGGATAACCCTGAGCTAATCGAAAGCTTTGCGCAGATGACCGGGGTTAAGGCTGAATTTTTAACCTCTGAATTTCATTGGTTTGATGACGGATTGCGCGGAGTCAGCGAGATCGTAATCACTGAAAAGGCTGCGACATGAACCAACGCACCCTAATCCGCGATCACCTGATCCACCATGACACGATCACCCAGCGTGAGGCCAGCGTGCTGTATGGCGTAGGCCGTCTAGCCGCCCGAACTGAAGAGTTGCGTCAGCGTGGTGACGACATCAAAACCAAGATGATCCCGGTGACAAAGAGCAACGGCGAATCAACCCGTGTTGGCGAGTACAGCATGAGCCTGGCACAGCGCCTTGAATATCTGGAATTTGAGCGCAGCACGCTCAAGATGCCGGAGCAGATGGAGCGGCGGAATGCGCTGACGGCGCAGATTGCTAATTTGCGGACGAGGGTTGAGAGAATGAAGGCGAGAAATGAATGAGCTGGCTCTTTTCGCAGGTGCTGGTGGCGGAATACTCGGGGGCAACTTGCTCGGATGGCGAACTGTCTGCGCAGTTGAACGTGATGCCTACGCCGCACAAGTTTTGGCGCAACGACAAAACGATGGAATTCTCAAAGCTTTCCCAATTTGGTCTGACGTGTGCACTTTTGACGGAAACCCATGGCGCGGAATTGTTGATGTCGTTTCAGGCGGATTTCCGTGCCAAGACATTAGCGCAGCCGGAAAGGGTGCTGGAATTGGAGGGGGGCGCAGCGGCCTCTGGAAAGAAATGGCGCGAATTATTGGCGAAGTTCGACCCCGTTACGTCTTCGTGGAAAACAGCCCAATGCTCACTTCTAGAGGACTTGGAGCAGTTCTTGGAGACTTGGCCGCGCTCGGGTTCGATGCTGAATGGGGTGTGTTATCAGCAGCCGATGTTGGAGCGCCTCACCTCAGGGAGCGAATCTGGATATTGGCCCACGCCGAAGTCGAACGATGCAGAGAAACGCGGAAATTTCGACATACAGAACCCTCGGAACGGTTTGCCAGCGGCGGCAAAGAGATCAGTTTTTCCGACGCCATCAGCCTCAGACGGCACGCGCGGCGGTGTGATGACGGAGAACATGAGCGGTCAATCATTGACGCAGGTGGTCAACACAATGGTGAGGTTCCCAACGCCGTGCGCGACAGATCACAAAGGGAGCGGGAAATCGGGGAAGCTGCGCGACAGGCTGGATTATGCAGCGGAGCGCGGAGCGACGAAGAGCAACACCTATGCGACACCGCAAGCGCGGGATTTTCGCAGTGGGCAGACGAGCCGCTGGGAAGACCCGAAAAGATCGCGGAACTTGAACGACCAAATTGGTGGGCAACTGAACCCGACGTGGGTCGAGTGGCTAATGGGGTGGCCGCTCGGGTGGACAGACTTAAAGCCATTGGAAATGGGCAAGTTCCGCGAGTGGCAGAAGGCGCATTTAATCAATTGCGCAAAAGGATAAAAGCATGAGTGCTCGCGTAATACCTCTGGGATGTGTAACCCGCCTTGATCTTCCTGTCGATCGGGTGCTGGAAGAAGCAAAAACGCAAATGCGTGACGTTGTGCTGATGGGCTGGAATAACGATGGCGAACTCTATTTTGCAAGTACGTTTTCTGATGGAGGTGAGGTTATGTGGTTGCTGGAGCTTTGCAAGAAGCGCCTTCTTGATTATTCGGGGAAGGTATGAGCGATAACCGCCATTACGTGTTTGCGCACATGACCGCCCGCAAGCTTGCCGCTGCTGCCTGCATGACTATGCCAGACGGTTGGCATTGCCGCATCACACCTCCGACGCGCACGCTCGATCAAAACGCCCGTCTCTGGGCGATGCTGAACGATGTGTCCGCGCAAGTAGTTTGGCATGGCCGAAAGCTGTCCAGCGATGAGTGGAAGATCGTTTTCAGTGCAGCCCTCACCAAGCAGGATGTTATCCCTGGCATTGATGGTGGATTCGTGGCGATGGGTCAGTCCACTAGCAAGATGACCAAGCGCGAACTGTCCGATCTGATGGAGTTGATCGCAGCGTTTGGCGCAAATAACGGCGTGCAATTTCAAGATTAAGCGAGGGCGCAATGACTACCTGCTGCGACAAGCCAAACATCGCAACTCTGCAAGACAAGCCGGATGAAATAAACCGCGTATGTCTGAGCTGCAAAACTCACTGGTACGGACACTCGGACAGTTTGATCCAGTACACGCGCAAGGAGTGGGATTTGAAAATGGAGTTGCCGCAATGAGCAACCCAAACAGAAGTGAAAAGCTGCATTGGTCACGTCTTGCATCGGAGGTTGGTTGCATAAGCTGCCGAATAGACGGGCGAATCAATATGCAAGTGAGTATTCATCATGTTCTTGGCCGCACACGCCCAGGGTGTCACATGCAAGTTCTTCCGCTCTGCGCCGGTCATCATCAGGATGGGGCTGGGAACGACAAGACGCTGATTGCCGTGCATCCATGGAAGAAACGATTTGAAGAGCGGTATGGATCGCAGATCAGCCTGATGGAAATGTGCGACAAAATTTTAAACAACACGAGGGAGTAAAACATGTTTTTCAAGAACGTATTTGCGTATCGGATTCAGATTGCTGCTGCTATCACCGCAGCATCATTGAGCGAAGCGCTTGCATCAAAACTGCTGGTCTCATGCGCTGGCCTCGACAAACAAAACAAGGGCTGGGTGCCGTGCCGTGGTGATGATCGCATGGTGTTTGAGTCTTCCGGGCACATCATATTTGCCATGGGCGCGGAAACAAAGCTTCTTCCCGCATCTGTGATCAACCGGTTCACCAAAGAGCGTATCGCCGATATCGAAGCGCAGCAGGGCTACAAGGTCGGACGCCGTGAGCTGAAGGACATCAAGGAAGCTATCACTGAAGAGTTATTGCCACGGGCATTTTCAACCCAGCGCGTCACCTTCGCATGGATCGATACCAAAGCCGGTCGCCTGATCATCGATGCGCCGTCTGTCGGCCGCGCTGAAGAGCTGATTGAGCTGCTGCACAAAACCATCGATGGGCTGATGGTCAAATCAATTCGCACTGAGATTTCACCTGTTGCCGCAATGACGGACTGGCTGGCCGGTGATGCGGCACCAGCTGATTTCACTATTGACCGTGATTTGGAGCTGCGCGCCACTGGCGAGAGTCATGCAACGGTTCGTTACGCAAAGCATGCGCTCGACGGTGAAGAAATCCTTGCGCATATCGCGGCCGGCAAGCGATCAACCCGTCTCGGCATGACTTGGAACGACCGTATTTCATTTGTCCTGACTGAGCAGATGCAGATTAAGCGCATCGAGTTCCTGGACATCATCAAGGAGGAATCCGGCACGCAAGCCGACACAGCTGAAGAAATGTTTGAGCTCGATTTCACGCTGATGACCGGTGAGCTGGCGAAGCTGATCAACAGCCTGCTTGATGTGCTCGGCGGGGAAATGGCCGAGTAATGAATTGTCCTGACTGCGTCAGCGCAAAAACCAACCCGCACCACGGAGCATATCGGCGCGACTGCGTTGATTGTGGTGCGCGTGAGGTTGTGATGGCAAGGCCAATGAAGCGGGCGCAGGAAGGGATATTGCAGTTTTATGGAAGATCGATGCGCGAAGCTATTTTGTTGAGAGTGAAGGAGCTTGGATGATTGAGTTGATATGGCCGCCGCGCTGCCTGCACCCAAACAGCCGGACGCACTGGGCTGCTAAAGCGAAGGCAACGAAGGGTTACAGGGAATATGCAGCACTCGCAGCAAAGCAATCTGGTGTGAAGGTTGCGGGGGATGGGCTGATTGATGTCTGGATCACGTTCAGGCCACCCAGCAAAGCGCGCAGGGATTTGGATGGGTTGCTCAGTAACATCAAGGCAGGGTTAGATGGAATCGCAGACGGACTTGGCGTGGACGACTATCGATTCAGGCCAAGGATTGATTTGGGTGATGTGGTGAAAGGCGGTGGTGTGATTGTGGAGCTGAGGGAACGATGAGCGCATTCCCCCGAAGGTTCTACGGCGACCCATCAGACAACATCGACGAACTGCGCAAACTTCGCCAGGTAGTCAAAAGAAAAACAGAAAACGAGCGGCTGGCAAAGCAGCGGCGAATCAGGAAATTAGTTAAACAGGTAATTGCAAACGGAGGCGGGACACATGGTAAATAGCGCAGCGGTGAAACAGTACGATGATTATTTGTTTGATGGGGCTCACCAAGCGCTCACCTTCGCATTTCGCTATTCAGGTCAGCAATACAGCCCCTCATTGATGCTGATCGCGATGCGTGGCGCAACGGGAAGCGGCGGAAAGGGCTTGTCCGGACTGGATGGGGCTGCTCAGGCAGGGCTTGTGCGTGCAGTCGTTGGAAAGCTGGATGTGTACGAGCGAAACATGATTGCGGCACGCTTTGCGGCAAATGAACGCGAGTGCTACGAGGCGCGGATGGCATTGCTTCCGGTTGCCGTGGCAAGTCTCGGTACCGGAATGCATAGCACCCGAGCTGCTGACGCATTAGTGCAGAAATACTTCGGGCTGAAGATAGGTGTGCAGGATGTTGCCGAGGAAATTGGAGCGCACCGGAACACAGCTGGCCCGGCATGGAAGAATATCCGCGCTTGCTTGCACAAGCTCTGGGAGAGGGCGGAAGAGGGCGCGCACCGCGAATTGCAGGCGGCAGGATTGATCCCGTGAAAATAGTTTGACATTGTGCAAAATCTCTCTAAAATGCATAGTTATTCGTAGGTTCATTCCTGCACCCTGAACAAATTAAACGCCCATTCGGTTGATTCCGGTGGGCGTTTTGCATTGGAATATGACATGGCGCTGACAGAAAAACAGCGCCGCTTCGTGGATGAGCATCTGATAGACCTTAACGCCACACAAGCGGCGATTAGGGCGGGATATAGCAAAAAGACGGCACAAGAGCAGGGTGCGCGCCTGTTATCAAATGTTATGGTTCAGGCCGCGCTTTCTGATCGGATGAAAGCTCGCGAAAAGCGCACAGAAATCACCCAGGACAGGGTGCTCGCTGAACTTGCAAAGATCGGATTTTCAGACATTCGGAATGTGATCGTCTGGGGCGACGGAATTGTAGTACGCGACCCAGAATCAAACGCGATCGAAATCGTTAACGGTCTATCCATTGTTGCTAGTGAAAAAATTGATGATGCAACTGCTGCATCGATATCTGAGATTTCTCAGACCGCACAGGGAATTAAGATAAAGCTGCATGACAAACGTGCTGCGCTTGTTGATATCGGCAAACACCTTGGTATGTTCAGAGAGCGAGTTGAGCACACCGGAAAGGATGGCGGGCCGATTCAGACAGAAGAGGTTGGCGCAGGGTTTGGTGGGTTGGCGCAGCTTATGCAGGCCGGACTTTCAGAGGCTGGCAAGCAGGGGAAATAATGAGCATGCTGGATGTGGTGCCAGCACCGTTCTATCCGCTTTTTGTTCCATGTCGGTGGCGGTACAAGGTGTTTCACGGCGGACGCGGTGGAGCGAAGTCACAGTCTGTAGCGCGCGCCATCGCTACCATCTGCGACCACGTAAAGCTTGACGTTCTGTATGCGCGTGAATTTCAAAACTCGATTGACGATAGCTCATACCGAGATCTGGTTAGCGCTATCGACGAACTGGGGATTGCTGATCACTATGATATTGGCAAAACGACGGTTACGAACATTCGTACCGGCTCAACGTTCAAGTTCATGGGTTTGCGTCACAACCTTGGCAGTATTAAATCCAAGTCTAAATTTGACCTGTGTATTGTTGAAGAAGCGGAAAACGTTAGCAAGGATGCCTGGGATACGTTAGACCCGACGATACGCGCTGACAATTCTGAAATTTGGATCATCTTCAATCCAAAAGACCCTGAATCAGCAACATACAAGCAGTTTGTACTAAACCCGCCGCCTGATGCGTATGTGCGCCAGATTAACTTCGATGAGAACCCTTATTTCCCTGATGTGCTGCGTAGGCAGATGGAACACAGCCGCGCTACAGATCCGGATGGATATGCGCACATTTGGCTGGGTTTGCCGAAGACAGCAAGCGATGCGCAGATACTTTACGGCAAGTGGGTTATCGATGAGTTCGAGCCGAAAAAGGAATGGGACGGGCCTTATCTTGGGGTGGACTGGGGGTTCTCTGTTGACCCGTCTGCGATGGTTAAGTGCTGGGTTGATAAGACAGCTAATAATTTGATGGTTGAGTATGAGGCGGGTGGTGTAGGAATCGAGCTTGACGACCTGCCGGCAACATTCGACAAGGTGCCAGATTCGCGCCGCCTCGTGAGCCGCGCTGATTCTGCGCGTCCAGAAACGATCAATCATTTGCAGAAAAAGGGCTACCCAAAAATGATTGCCGTGCAGAAGTGGGCCGGCAGTATTGAGGATGGTATCGAGCATTTGCGTTCGTACAGCAAGATCATTGTCCACCATCGCTGCAAAGAAATTCAGACCGAATGCAGACTTTACAGCTACAAAAAAAATAAGGCAGGCGACATCACGACCGATATTCTGGATAAGAATAATCACTACATGGACGCGATCCGCTACGCGCTTTCTCCGCTTATCCGTAGGCGCGGCAATGCGAAAGTAACTAATTTGAAGGTGTGACATGACGATAAACGCAGCAAACAGCGTGCGAATTCAATCTGCCACGATGGCTGAGGTTACGCAGAGCTACGACATGTGCGCTGCGCTTATGGGTGGCACTAAGGCTATGCGAGCTATGGGAAAATCTCTGCTCCCGCAATGGCCGAATGAGGATGATGGTGCGTACAAAATACGCCTCTCATCTGCAACGCTGCATCCAGTGTTTAGGCGGACAGTGTTGGTAAATTCTGCGCGGCCATTCTCGAAGCCGCCAACATATCAATGCGCGCTGTCAGATGACTGGCTGGAAAACATTGACCTGCAAAACACAACGATAACCATGTTCGCGAATTCGTTGCTTGTTGAGTGTCTCGCTTATGGCATGTGCGGATTGCTAGTCGAATATCCGAAGGCTGAAGGCGTGCGGACAAAGGCAGATGAAAAAGCGGCAGGGGTTAGGCCGTATTTTGTGAAGTATTCGCAGCAAAATATTTTGGGTTGGAAAATTGGCGAAGGAATGCGCCTTACGCAGTTACGTTTACTTGAAACGGTAGAAGAGGATGACGGAGATTTTGCCACTCAAACAGTCGAGCAAGTTAGAGTGCTTGAAGTTGGTGCGTGGCGAATATTCCGCAAAAACGAAGCCGAAGATTGGGTTGAGTACGATAGCGGAACAACAACGCTCCCTGTAATACCTTTCGTGTTTTTTTACGGTCAGCGTATCGCCTTCGGTAATGGTCGCAGTCCGCTTATCGATCTCGCATTCCAGAATATCGAACACTACCAGTCAAGTAGTGATCAGCAAACTATTTTGCATGTCTCGCGCGTGCCAATTCTTGTGGCCATAGGATTTGGGGATAGTGAAATCACAATCGGCGCGAGCACTGCGGTAACAACTGATAACCCAGATGCAAGCCTGGAATATGTCGAGCATACAGGTGCGGCAATTGCAGCCGGCCGTCAGTCAACTCTCGATCTAGAGGACAGGATGCGCTCTACCGGCGCAGAGCTGATAAGTCAGATTCAAAGCCAAACTACGGCAACGCAGGTAAACGCGGAGGGTGAGGCGTCTAAATCGACTTTGCAGCAAATTGTTGAAGGATTCGAGGAAAGCCTGGAACTTGCTTTAAGCATGGCAGGGCAATGGGTAGGTTCAACGGCTGATGTTGAGGTTGGGTTATTTAAGAGCTATGAAACCGCACTTGACGGAGACTCTGCTGTGCTTGGCTCCGCATGTCAGACGGGAGTGATCTCGAAGCAAACGCACTTCACTGAATTGCAGCGAAGAGATGTCATCTCGCCAGAACTGCAATGGGAAGAAGAGCAGAAAAGAATCGGGCTAGAGAAACCAAGTAATGCGGGTTTGTAACAGATGTATTTTGTGCTGATCGGCGGATGCTGTGACGCGTTATTGGCGCGGATGCGTCTTTTAAGGAAAGGTTGGATAGCCAAATGAAGTTGAAACTTGATGCGAATGGAAATGTAGTATTGGTCGATGGAAAGCCTGTTTATGTACACGACGACGGGTCGGAGCATCCTTTTGATGCCGCAGCTACAGTGGCGTCTATTGGTCGCCTGAATGGTGAAGCCAAGGGGCATCGCGAGCGTGCGGAAACAGCAGAAAAAGCACTGAAGGCATTCGATGGAATTGAGAATGCTGCCGACGCGAAAAAGGCGCTCGAAACTTTGAAAAACCTCGACGCTAAAAAACTGGTAGACGCCGGTGAAGTTGAGAAGGTAAAGCTGGAGGCAATTAAGGCTATCGAAGAGAAGTACGCTCCCGTCTTGGCTGAGCGCGATGGACTGCAAAAGCAGCTTATCTCTGAAAAAATCGGCGGTAGCTTCGCTCGCTCAAAGTACATCGCAGATTCACTGGCTATCCCGCATGATTTGGTTGAAGCTCGTTTTGGTAGCTCGTTCAAGCTGGAGGACGGCAAGGTGGTCGCGTACGATCATCAAGGCAACAAACTTTTCAGCAAGCAAAACGCAGGGGAAGTCGCTGGTTTCGACGAGGCGCTTTCGCTGCTGGTTGGCAATTATCCATACAAAGATAGCATCCTTAAAAGTTCCGGCCAATCTGGCGGAAGCGCACAGAACAATGGTAAAGGGAGCGCTGGAGCCAAGTCGATTGGTCGTGGTGACTTCGAGGGCATGGCTCCAGCTGCGCAGCGTGAATTCATCAAATCTGGTGGCGCTCTGACTGATTAAAACGTAACACAATGCAGCACTCAAGCCGCCTTCGGGCGGTTTTTTATTGCCGGTTGCCGGATGGCTATGGCGCGCGAGCTGGATGGCTCACAACTTGCAATACCCACCCTATAAATTTTTCAAGGAAAATATAATGAAGTCCATTAAGTTAAAAATCCAGTTCGTGCTTCGCGTTCTGGCCGTGAGTGTTCACGATATGCTGTTTTATGGCATGGCAAAGCAGGGAATGATTCTCGGCGTGAATACGCTGACGAACCTTGTTCCGGATCTGTACGAAGCAATCGACGTTGTTTCGCGTGAAATGGTTGGCTTTATCCCATCTTGCACGCTACTTGCGTCTGCTGAGCGTGCCGCGATTAATGAGAACGTCCGCGTGCCAATCGCTCCCGCAGCTGCCGCTGAAGATGTTGTTGCTGGCCAGCTTCCACCTGACGACGGTGACCAAAATATCGGGAATAACCCGCTGGTAATCAGCAAGGCGCGCATGGTTCCATTCCGCTGGACCGGCGAAGAGCAAAAAGGTGTCGGCAACCAATCCCCTAACGGCGGCTACGCGAAGATTCGCCAAGGTCAGATTGCACAGGCAATTCGTACGCTGGTAAACGAAATCGAGACAGCAATGGGCGGCTTGCATGTAACGGCATCCCGCGCTACTGGCACGGCTGGCACAACCCCGTTCGCCTCAACGCTTGGCGACCCGGCACAAGCCCGCAAGATCTTGTCCGACAACGGCGCAGGCATGAGCGATCTGCAAATGGTTATCGACACCACCGCAGGCGCTAACGTCCGCACGCTGGCGCAGTTAACCAAAGCAAACGAAGCGGGCACAACCGAGCTGCGCGCACAAGGTAAGCTGCTGGACATTCATGGCTTCGAGCTGCGCGAATCTGCGGGCATTCAGGCTGCCGTAACTGTCGGCTCTGTTACCGGCGCAGTAACTGGATCGGCAGCCAATGGTGCGACAAGTGTAACGCTGACCACTCCAGCTGGTGGTGCGGTCAACTTGCTGGCCGGTGATATCGTGACTTTTGCAGGAGACGCTAACAAATACGTTGCTGCGGCCGCTTGCACCATTGGCGCATCCGCTACCGGAACGCTCACGCTGACTGCTCCTGGTCTGCGCAAGACGGCAAGTACGGCGGCGATCAGTGTGGTCGGTGCTGCAACTCGCAACATGGCATTCGGTCGTCATGCAATTCTCTTGGCAACTCGCCTTCCAGCCTTGCCGGAAGAGGGGGATATGGCCGAGGATAGAATCACGCTGACCGACCCAGTGTCTGGCATTGCGTTCGAGTTTGCTATGTATAAACAATACCGTCGCGTGCGCTACGAGGTTGCGTTGGCATACGGTTTCGCGAACATCAAGCCAGAGCACACCACGTTGCTGTTGGGTTAATCGCCTCGCGGTAAAACAGCCGCCCCGCAGTTGGGGCGGTTTTTGATACTTTGGAGAACGGCATGGAAATGGTAACTATTACGAAGGCAGGCGAACCGCAAAAGCTAACAATTTTGCTCGCGCACCTCGAAGAACATCAAAAGCTTGGCTGGCGCGAATGCGACCCAGACCATGAAGAGCTGGGCGAATTCAACATCGAAACGGCAACCGCCGCGCAAATGCGCACGTTCCTGACCGAAAACGGCATCGAGTTCGGCAAAAAGGACTTCGCAGCCACGCTCCGCGACCTTTGCGCTGGCGTACAGCCCAAGGAGTAAGTAAATGGCTCTTACCGCGCAACAGATTGCCGATGTGCGCCGATTTGCCGGTTACCCATCTGTTGGCGCTGACAGACCTGCTGGCGAGAATAACGACTTTGCCTATGCTTATGTAGCTGGCGGGGTATGGGAAACGCTCGCGCATCGTCTTGCGAACATGACGCAAGAGAATGAATTCATATTGCAGACCGTCTATCTAGACAACTTAAAGTCGCTAGAAGGTGCGATTGTTGGCGCTTCCTCAAATCTAGATACTGATCAGGCAGCAGTTTGGACAAGAAATAAAAACGAAATTGCGGACAGAAACAATCTGTTTGATGGATGGAGGCGACGCATGTGCGAGTTTGTTGGAATTTCTCCTGGTCCGCATTTGCGTAAGGGGAAAGCAACAATCTCAAGGGGGTAATGTGGACGGGGCAAAGTTACACGAAAGAATTTATTACGGAAGGTCAAAAGTAGCTTTCAGCATTGGATTGGATTACAACTTATTCAGGCCAATGCTCCCTGCGCAGCCCTTTGGAAATCCGGTAGTAACAACGAATCAGATGGGTGTTTTTGTCCAGACGATCAAAGCATCACTTAATGCCGGGGATAAAAATTACAAGAACCCGAACCTTCCCGGCGATGCGATTTGGTACGCTGACTTGGATGGTCGCATAACTCGTCCAGGAGATTATCTGGTCAGGGTTAGTTCGGGCGACGCGTTTTTCATCGCCAATCAACAGGAGCTGCTGCCGATCGTAGTGGTTGAGTGCAACCGCCAGTTGAAAATCACCCGTGAGGTGCCGGTCGCCGCCGTTGGTGCGGTTGGTTACAGTGGTATGCAACCAGCGCAGGAAACCGATGTTCTGGGCGCTAATGGTGCGCTGTGGCCTTGCTCTATCCTGTTGGGCGGCAGAAGTCAGGTAGCGCTTAACCTTCCGGCAGACGTTCGGCAATCAGGCTGGCGAATCATGTTGCCACCTTCTGTACCAATCAGTATTAAGGCTGGCGACATTGCCACCGACGATCTGGGGCGACGCTATGCAATCGAAGCGGCAGAACAGACGGATTTCGGATGGCGGATTAACGCGCAAGAGGTGCATACATGAGTGATCTATCTGATGTGTCGAATGCGCTGGTCACGCTGATTGCGGCCACGCTGTATCCGGCGGGAACCGGACAACCAAGCGTTGCGGTCGTGCCGTGCGTGGTTTATGCCGGATGGCCGATTCCGCAACAGCTCGATGCCGATTTGCTGGCAGGCAAAATCCATGTGTCGGTATTCCCGACGACAACGGAACGCAACACGACGCGGTACCCGATGACAGACTGGCAGACGATGCCAGGAAACAAGCTGTCTCGTGAGATTCGCAGACAAGAGCGTTTATACATGGTGACGGTATGGGCTGACACTCCAGCTCACCGCGACGTAGTGGCGCAGGCGATTGATCCGGTGCTGGCTGTGACTCAGTTTCTGACGATGCCGGATGGATTTGGCGCGCGGCTGCTGTATCACAACACACGCATCATTGACGACCATCAGAAATCAAAGCTTTACCGGCGTGATTTGAATTACTCGGTTGAGTATGCAACGACCGAAACAGTGACGGCGACACCGATTATCGAAGTCAACATTGGATTGTCGGCACAAGTCGCAGGTACAGACGTGCCGATTTCAACCATTACAACCGTTATCAGATAGGGTAAATCATGGCAATTAAGCTAATCGTAATTGAGTCCTTTGACGGATACGCCAAGGGTGACGAAATCAGCGACTCCGCCACTGTGGCGACGATCCTTGAGGGTGATTCGCAAGCCCACGTTCTTTCTGTGCAAGCGCCTGATGCTCCTGCCGAATAAGTAGTAAAAAAATTCAGATTAACCAACCGCCTTCGGGCGGTTTTTTCATTTCTAGGAGGCGTATATGCCAATCAACCAGCAAGGTAGCATCAATACCACAGCGCTTGTCGTTCCAGATCTTTACGTTCAAATCGTTCCGCCTTCCGTCACGCTGCTGAATGGCGTGCCTACCAATATTCTTGGTGCGGTCGGTACCGCGCAATGGGGGCCAAAGAATGCGCCCGCAATCGTTGGCAGCATGGCCGACTATTCGCGCTTGTTTGGCGCGATTCAGAACCGTAAATACGACCTCGGCACACAGCTTGCAGTTGCAGTCTTGCAGGGGGCTTCAAACTTCCGCGCCGTTCGTGTGACGGATGGTACCGACGTGGCCGCTTCGGTTGTGGTGCTGACCAACTGCATCACCTTCACATCGAAATACACCGGATCGCTGGCGAATGCCGACACGGTGACGATTGCTGCCGGTTCGCAAGCCAGCACCTTCAAGGCAGTTGTGGCACGTGCTGGCCGTGTTCCGGAAGTGTTCGACAACATCGGCGGCACTGGTAACGCGCTGTGGGTCAACATGGCGGCTGCAATCAATGCCGGACAGTCCGGCATTCGTGGCGCGTCTGATTTGATCGTTGCCTCTGCTGGTGTTGGCGTTACGGCTCCATCACTGGCAAACTACACACTGACTGGCGGCACCGATGGCGTGGCTACAATCACCGGATCTGTGCTGGTTGGTGTGGATACTGTGCCGCGCACCGGTATGTATGCGCTGCGCAGTTCAGGCGCATCGGTCGGACTTCTTGCTGATTGCGATGACTCGACCACATGGAGTACGCAAATCGCCTACGGCTTGGCCGAAGGTACGTACATGATCGGCGTGGGTCCCGCTGGAGATTCTATCGCCAATGCGATTACTACAAAGGCCACCGCAGGCGTGGATAGTTATGCATTCAAGTTACTGTTTGGTGACTGGATTTACTTCCTCGATACAGTAAACGGCGTCACACGTCTGGTTTCGCCACAAGGTTATGTTGCCGGGCGCTTGTCGAATCTGTCTCCTGAGCAATCCAGCTTAAACAAACCGCTTTACGGCATTGTCGGCACGCAAAAGAGCATGCAAAGCTTGATGTATTCCGGCGCAGAGTTGCAAGCGCTCGGGCAGGCTGGCATTGATGTAATCGCAAATCCGATTCCAGCTGGCAATATGTTTGGGGTGCGCTTCGGTCACAACAGCTCAAGCAGCGCCGTAATTCATGGCGACAACTACACCCGTATGACCAATTATTCAGCGTCTACGCTCGATGCTGGTATGGGAATCTTCGTGGGTAAGCTGCAATCCAGCAAGCCTACTGACAGCACCCGCCGCGCAGCTGGCGCCACGATCTCGGCATTCCTTCAGGCGATGGTCGATCAGGGAATGCTGGACGATTACAGCGTGGTCTGCGACCTGTCCAACAATCCGTTGAACCGTCAGGCGTTGGGCTACATGCAGGCTGACGTGAAAGCGCGCTATCTGAGCGTAGTTGAATACTTCATCGTCAACCTTGAAGGCGGCCAGTCTGTGCAGATCAATCGCCAATCAGTCGCCCTGGCATAACCAGTAACTCAAATCATCAACAAGACCCGCTTCGGCGGGTTTTCTCATTTCTGGAGGCACTATGTCAGCAAGCAATCAATTCAACGTCGGCAAGGATGTATCGCTCGACATCATCGGGCCGTCTGGCCCACTGCGTTTCAGCATCATGACCGGATTTGATTCAAAGCCTAATTACAAATCACTCGACTCTAAAGGCTTGGACGGTCTGGATCGTTTTGATGACCTGCCCGCTGGCTGGGGCGGTAGTTTCAATCTGGATCGCGCTGATTCAACCGTGGATGACTTCTTCGCGCAGAAAGAAGCCAACTTTTATTCCGGCCTTGCTTCTACCGCCGTGACAATCACCGAGACGATCGCCGAAATCAACGGCGCTGTGTCGCAATACCGTTACACCGGCGTGTCGCTGGCCTTGCAGAATGCTGGAAATAAATCGGCTGATGCAAAAATCGCAATGACCATCGGCTTCCGTGCCGCTCGTCGCCTGAAGGTCGCTTAATCATGACCAAAGTGACAATTAACACGCCAAGCGAACAAGTGGTCGCCAAGGCTCAGGCTGAAGTCGTTGTTGTGGATGCAACCGGTCGCAGCATCAAGCTGAAAAAGCCCGGTGTATTGGCGCAATACCGGCTGATTGAGGTGTTGGGCGAAACTGCAAAGAACGAGGTCTACACCGCCATGGTGTTGCCTTTGATCTTCGTCGCAGAAATCGACGGCGACACCGTATTTCAGCCAACCTCAAAGCGTGAAATCGAGGCATTGATTCAACGTCTGGATGAGTCTGGTGTTATCGCCGTGCAAGCGGGCGTTGCTGAAAACTTCGGTAAATCAAATCCAGAAGCTGACAAGGCCGCGCTAAAAAACTAGCACGCGCTGCGCCGATAAAGGAATGCCTGTGGCTCATCAAAAACGGCATCCCTTTCGACGTGGCGTTTAGCTTGGACGAAATCACACGCGCAGCCTGGTCGATTGTGTTCTCCGAAATGGAAGGGGCTACCTTCGACTGGTCGCTGATGCAGTTCACAAAGGATTGATCGATGCGTGAATTTGATAGTTTTGCAAAGTTCGCCGAACACCTTGCCGTCATGTCTGCCGCTGTTGTGATTGCAGAACATAGGGCGCTTGAACGGTGCGCGAGACTGGTTGAGAAAACTGCAAAATCAGAGATCGGACACTATCAGCCAGAAGTTGGCCCGTTTCAGGACTGGGCGCCACTGGCTGAAAGCACTGAGACAGAAAAGGCGCGCTTAGGTTATGCGAACGATGCGCCACTTTTGCGCGAAGGTGATCTGCGAGATTCGATCGAGCATGAAGTCCATGGCAACGAGGCTGTGATTGGCAGTAAGTCGGACATTGCCGCTTATCAGGAATTCGGTACCGCGACGATTCCGCCACGGCCTTTCATTGGGCCGGCGGCATTCAGAAACAAAGAGAAAATCCGGCACATCATCGGTGAGGCTGCGATTGAGGGTTTGACCTGCGGTGAGGTGGTTCATCACTCACTGGGTTACGACATGGAAATCAAGCCGTAAACAGCGCCCAGAACAGTAGCCCCAAGAAGAACAGAGCAACGGCACATATTGCCAAAACAAACAGGCTGATCATCAGCAATGAAATGCGCGTAGTCCAGTGCATCTGATGTTTGAAGAATGGTTGATTGCTGACCATGCTTACACCCGGGTACTGAACCCAGTTTATGTGATCTGCAAGCCACTCATGCAGACGGAATTTTAAGGAAGGTTTTGCCATGTTTGATGCCTATAAAGTCGCAGTGAAATTAACGCTGGTAAACAGCGTAAGTGCTGGGCTTGTTGGGATGGCTGCGCAATTCCAAGCACTGAACAAGCACGTGAACAGCACGCAGCATAGCCTTCTTGGCTTAGAAAAGAAACTGCTCGATATTAAACGGCTTGGAATGGTGGGCGGTGGAATGGCTGCTGCCGGTGGATTCGGCTTGATGCTGTTTAAAGCACCGCTTGAAGAGGCAAAGAAGTTTCAGACAGAGGCGGCAAAGTTTTCCTCACTTGGCTTCGGTGATGCGACGAACAATCAGGCCATACAGTTTGCCAAAGGAATGAACACCATCGGCACGAGCGCCCGCGACAATATGTCGATCGTTGGTGATGCAATGGCCGTATTCAAAGATTTGAACGAGGCGAAGATGGTTGCGCCACTCATGGCAAAGATGAAGTTTGCCAATGAGGTAATTTTCGGCGCGGACGGCGGTGATCGTGACAAGAAGTTGATGGACATGATGAAGGTCGCAGAGTTTCGCGGCGGTACGAAAAGCCCTGAAGAGTTCGCGCGACAAGCCAACTTTGCGCAACAGGCAATCGCTGGTAGTCGGAACAGGGTTGATCCATCCGCCATGCTGCAAGCATTGAAGACCGGCGGCGTGGCGCTGTCTCGACGCAGTAACGAAGCCTTTTATCTGGGTGCTGAGCCGTTGCTTCAGGAGTTTGGCGGGAGCCGGTACGGTACTGCGGCCATGAGCATCTATCAGAATCTGGTGCAATCACGCGGCACGATCACTGCACAGCAAGAGCTGTACAGGCTCGGCTTGTTGGACAAGAACAAGGTGCAGTTCAATCAGCTCGGGAAGTTGAAAAAAGCACTGCCAGGCGCTTTTTCTGGTTCGTCCGTCCTCGAAGGTGAAGGAGAACTTGCTTTGCTTGAAAAAGTATTGCTGCCAGCATTTGCGAAGAATGGCATTACCAGCGAAGAAGGGGTGTTGCGCGAACTCGGCATGATCCTCGGTAATCGCACCGGTTCATCGTTGATGTCGCGGATCTATCAGCAGCGCGAAAAGTTGCACATGCAAACTGATGCCAACTATCACGCTGAAAATCTTGATCAAGCCAGTGCGCGGGCATCCGGAACGCTTGACGGTAAAGAGGTTGATCTACACAAGAAGTGGGCCACGCTAATGAATGAGCTGGGCACGACTATTCTGCCGATTGCCATTCGAGCCGTTGAAGGGCTGACGGGCGTGCTTAAAAGCGCCATTTCATTTGCCAAGGAATACCCGAGTTTAACCAAAGGCATAACGGTTGCATTCGGTGTGCTGGCTGGAGTTGTGGCCGTTGGCGGGGTCTTGATGATGGCAACAGCAGGATTCAGAGCCCTAGGCCTCGCGCTGTCAATCGGCGGCTTTGGTGGCGGCGGTGTTGCGCTGGCCGGAATGGCGACAAGCATATCCGGTGTCGGTGTAGGGCTGCTGACGCTTGGCAATGCAATTCCAATACTGAAAGCCGCTTTGGTCGGTTGGACAATCGGCACGCTGATTCATGAGTTGCTGCCGGATCGTGCGAATGATGCGATCGGCGGGAACATTGCCGGGTTGCTTGGTATGTTCGGCAATAAGGATGCGGCTGAGACGTACCAAAAATACAGAATTCAAAGCAAGATTGAAGAGCGTTCTGAGTTTGTGAAATCGCACAACATCAAAACAGCATCGGGAAAAATGGCCGTTTATCTTGATGGCCGGATCGTTGGTGAAATCGTGACCGCTCGGCAAGAAAAAGAAGCGTCTCGCCCTCAATCCGGTATGAAGCACTTCGACGGCCTGATGTCTATGCGTCCGGTTGGAGCTTATTAATGAAAGCCGACACCGTTGTAGAACTAGGCGCGTTCAAGTTTTCAGGTTTTGAGGTCCCGGACAAGATTCCGTTTGGCGGTGACCAGCAAACGGTTGTGCATAAGCTGATCGGCGGGGCGCGGCAGGTTGACTCAATGGGAAGAGACGACGCGCCGCTGGAGTGGTCTGGCATCTTCCGTGGCGACAGTGCGCAGCTGCGTGCGCTGTACCTGGACGGATTACGTATTGCTGGAACACAGCAGCAGTTGCGCTGGTACGGATTCGACTTTACGGTAATTGTGCAATCTTTCCGCGCAGACTTTGAGCGCTTCTACCATATCCCGTACAAGATCAGTTGCATCGTGGTGGCTGATAACGCCAGTCCGATTACGACCATCATCGCGCCGGACGTTGATACCTTGATCGGTGACGACATGGCCGCTGCGAATACGCTGGGCGGGGCGATTGGTGACGGGCCGCTGTCTACCGCTCTCGGTACGCTGAACGCGGCAATCAAGGGTGTTTCCAGCTTTGCTACTGCTGCAAACGGTGTGATTCAGAGCGTATTGCAGCCGCTTGCCGCTGTGCAATCGCGGGTGAATATCCTGATTGGTTCAGTCGGTGGCGTGGTCGGCAACATTGGCACGTTCGGCGGCCTGCTGCCGGGTAATTCGATATCGCAACAGGCCAACAAGATGCTTGGCCAAGTGGCTGTAATGAACCAACTGCCTCAACTCTACAATCTGCAATCGACACTTGGACGCATGGGAAAGAACCTCGGGCAATGACAATTAATTCAGCCATACCGCAAGCTGCTGCAAGGCAGCCACGCGGAGCGGTCAGAATCAATGGCGTTGTCGTGCCCGGTTGGATTTCGTTTGAGGTGGACAACAACACGTTCTATCAGGCTGACACGTTCCGCGTGACGTTCGCGATTTCAATGCTTCCGGCGGCCTTTAATCAGGCATGGTTTTCCGTGCAAACGCAAATTGATGTGGAGATTTTCGCGGGTTTTCCTGTAAATGCTGAAAGCTACACAATCGCTGAGCTTGATAGCCTGATCCTCGGCCGCGTGGATGCGATCGACTTCAATCCGGCATCGAGGACGCTGGATCTGAGTGGGCGTGATTACACCTCGCTGATGATCGACACGAAGACAACGAAGAAGTGGCAGAACATGCGCGCTTCAGCGATTGCTGCACAGATTGCAACCGCTCACGGCATGGATGCGAGTTACATCGTTTCGACTACCTCGAAGGTGGGCACGTACTACGACATCGATTCGGTGCGCATGACCAACGAACACAGTGAATGGGATTTGCTGACGTGGCTGGCCGCGCACGAGGGCTTTGTAGTGTATGCCAAGGGTGATGCGCTGCATTTCGAGCCGAAGCCATCGGCGACAGTTGAGCCCTATGTGTTGCAGTGGCAGGAGCCGGACGCAGATCACGGTTATTTCAGAGGTAATTTCGTCAGCATCGATTTAACCCGCAACCTGACCGTTGCAAAGGGTGTGGTGGTCTGGGTGCAGAGCGTCAATCCAAAGACGAAAAAGACTTATGCAATCGCCTATCCGCAAGCAAAGGCGAAAGGAACGATGCCCGGACAGTCCAGCACGCATGCACAGGTTTACACCTACCGTAAAGCAGCCATGACGCCAGAAAAGGCGCTCCAGTTCGCCCAGGATAAACACCGCGAAATCACGCAGCACGAAATGAAGCTGTCCGCCTCACTACCGGCTGACAGGCTGCTTGGCGTGACCAGCGTTATCAAGGTGATTGGTACGGGTACGGCGTTCGATCAGATCTACTACCCTGACAGCATCACCCGCCGCATGAGCGTTGATGAGGGCTACATGATGCAAGTCAGCGCAAAGAACACCAATAAGGATAACGAGGTGACGTTGTGATGCGTGGACTATTGAATGCAATGCGGCTTCAGGCTCAGAGCGGCCAGCTGGCGTACACGCGAATCGGTACGGTCAGCGCTTACAACCCTGCCAACTACTGCGCAAAGGTGATGATTCAGCCCGAAAACGTCGAAACCGGCTGGCTTCCGGTGCTGTCGCCGTGGATTGGTAACGGCTGGGGCATGTTTGCGCCCCCAACTATAGGCGATCTGGTTGAGGTGCAGTATCAGGAAGGTGATTTTGATGCCGGAATGATATGTCAGCGATTTTTCAATGATGCTGACAGGCCGCTCAGTGTGTCTTCTGGTGAATTCTGGCTGGTGCATCAATCCGGGTCGTCGCTGAAGTTTCACAACGATGGCACCGTGCAGCTTGTATCGGCCGGAACGCTGTCGAGCAGCGCGCCGCAGTGGAATCACACCGGCCCGGTGAATATCACCGGCACGCTACACACAACGAGCAACATAACGACTGACGCAAACGTGACTGCGGCAATCAACATCGCGGATCAGGCAGGCGCTAAGACAATGGCGGGGATGCGCGCAGCCTACAACGGCCACACGCACACTGACCCTCAAGGCGGCGCAGTTGGTACACCAAGCGCGGGGATGTAAATGGATATTTTTCAGTTTTGGGGTGGCGATATTTCAGCCGCTTCCGGTGGCGACCTGATGACGGTAGACGGATCGGTGCGCGGCCAGCAGCGGATATTGCGCCGATTGCTCACTAATCCAGGTGATTACAGCTTTCATCCTGAGTATGGGGCAGGGCTGGCGCAGTGGATTGGCGGCACTGTCGATATCCCGAAGATTACGGCGCTGATTCGCGGCCAGATTCAGCTTGAAGATGCGGTTGCGAAGTTCCCTGCGCCGATCATCACGATACAGGCTATCGCGGACGGCATCAGCTGTTACATCAAGTACACCGACGCACCGACGAACACGGTGCAAACCCTCTCATTTAATGTGAAAGTCTGACGATGGCAAATTTAACGACCAAGACCTTCGCGCAGCTTGTCAGCGATCAGGTAACGGCGATTCAGGGCGCGGCGCGCACGCTGATTGACTTCACCATCGGTTCGATCCTGCGCTCTATTGTTGAGAGTAATTCGGCGGTTGCGCTGTGGGTGCAAGGATTGATCCTGCAACTGCTCGCCACTACGCGGGCGGCAACATCAACCGGAAAGGATCTGGATGACTGGGCGGCGGATTTCAATTTTTTCCGCTTGGTCGCCGTTGCTGCTAGTGGGCAGGTTGTTTTTTCACGCTTCACTGCAACTCAGGCCGCATTTATTCCGGTCGGGACGCAGATTCAAACATCTGACGCCTCTCCGGAGACGTTCGCCGTAATTGCGGATACCACGAACGCGAATTGGAACGCAGCAAGCAACGGCTACAACGTGCCAGCCGGAACGGTATCGGTATCAGTGCCGGTGCTGGCAACGGTCGCGGGTGCGATCGGTAACGTGCTTGCCGGTCAATGCAATGTGCTGACCAGCTCTATCCCGGGCGTTGATACGGTCGCGAACGCAGTGGCTTTCGTGAATGGCGCAAATGCAGAGGCTGACGGCGCGTTTCGCACTCGTTTCGTTGCGTATATCAGCAGCCTGTCAAAAGCTACCAAGAGCGCCATTGCTACCGCCATCACCTCGGTGCAATCCGGTGTCAGTTATACGCTGAATGAGAACGTGGACTATAGCGGCGCGGTGAAATTCGGTTACTTCTTTGTGGTGGTGGATGACGGCAGCGGCACACCATCATCCGGTTTTCTCGCATCGATCAGCAACGCCATTGATACGGTGCGCGGCTTCACGATCAATTTCGGCGTGTTTGCGCCTGCGCTGGTTACGGCGAATGTTTCCATGACAGTCGCCAGCATCTACCACGCTTCCGATGCCGCGCTGGCGCAGTCTGCCATTAACGCCTACATCGCCGCGCTCGGTATCGGCGTGACGTTGCCCTATAGCCGGTTGGCGCAGATTGCCTATGACGCATCGCCAACGATAACTAATGTCACTGCGGTGACACTAAACAGCGTAACCGCCGATCTGACTGCAACCAGCAAACAGCGCATTATGCCTGGCACGATCACGGTAAATTAATTATGGCGACCGGAGATACTCAAGACTTTATCGCGCGGCTGAAAAGCACCATCCCGCGCTGGTTCGGTGCCGACACCACCACGATACTCAATGCGGTGCTGGCAGGATTGGCAACGGCTTGGGCTGGGCTGTATTCGCTCTATCTCTATGCGGCGCAGCAAACGCGTATCAGGACGGCAACGGGCGGATGGCTTGATCTGGCCTCGGCGGATTTTTTTGGCACCAGCTTACCCAGACTGGCAAACGAGCTGGACGCACCATTCCGAGTGCGAATCCTTGCCGCACTGTTGCAAGAGAAAGGCACGCGGCTCGCGATTTATAACGCGATCTACCGCCTGACCGGACACGCCCCCCTAATCTTTGAGCCAATGCGGCCAGCCGATACGGGAGGTTATCGAGTCGGCGGGGTAGGGTATGGCGTGGCCGGTGGCTACGGCTCGATGCTGATGCTATATCAGGCACTTGTTATCGTGTATCGACAGACGGGCTCATCTATTCCGCTGGTGGCAGGCTATGGCGTGCCAGCTGGTGCATACAGGACGCCATCACGCAGCGACTACGCCAGAATATCCGACATGCAGCAATCCGTGACTGACGCTTCGATCTATGCCGCGCTCGATGCGGTAAAGCCAGCGGGCACCGTCGTATGGACTTCGATTCGTAGTTAAACAGCAGCGCAAACAGTTTTGAACCAAGCTGCCCTAAATAGCGGCTTTTTTATTGGAGAACGACTTGGATAGACAGATTATTTTCCCCGGAGCAATCCCGCTCGAAACAGATCTCCTTGCGACGAACAAAAACGCAATGATGGGGCTTTCCAAACTTGCCGCCGCGATGTTCGGCACAGGCAACTTCGTCAACGGATTATCGTGCGGTCCTAATAGTCCGGCAGCCCTGAACGTGATCGTTGCACCTGGTGAAATCTACAGCTTGCAGAACGTGGACGGAACGGCATATTCATCGCTGGCTGCCGACACCGCGCACCAGGTGCTGAAACAGGGCATTTTGATGGATTCCGTAACGTTGGCATGTGCCGCACCCGGCACAGCCGGACAGAGCATCAACTATCTGGTGCAAGCTGCATTCGCTGAAACCGATGTGAATGCGGTGGTGCTACCTTACTACAACGCCAGCAATCCATCGGTGGCGTGGAGCGGTCCGAGCAACAGCGGCACAGCTCAGTTTACGAATCGTCAGGATCGGTGTGTTTTGTCGGTAGTTGCCGGAGCAGCTGCGACAACCGGAACGCAGACTACTCCAAGCCCATCCGCTGGCGCTGTAGGCCTGTGGGTGGTGACTGTTGCGCAAGGTCAGACAACCATCGTTGCGGGGAATATCACGCAATACTCTGGCGCGGCACTTGTGCCAGCCGGTGGCGCTGTCAGCAACGCCATGAACGCCATCTTAAACAAGAGTGTTGCAGGCGCGGCGAACGTCACGCTTGATCCAAACGGCGAAGCAGCTTACCCAATCATCAATCTGACCGGTGCGCTGACGGGCAACATCAACGTGATTGTTCCGGCATCGTCTCGGCAGTGGATCGTTGCAAACAACACATCGGGCGGCTTTACGGTAACTTTCAAGACCGCAGCAGGAACGGGAATCGTTGTTCCTCAAGGCACGGCGATGGTGCTGTACTGCGACGGGACGAACGTGCAGAACGCAACAAGTTCGGCGCTTACGCAATCGGCTGGGGATTTACGCTATCTCCAGCCAACCGCCGCACCTGCAACTGTTGGAGCATTCCGCAATTTATCCGCGTCGGCGACAGGGTTAAGCGCAACGGTTCTCGCGTCTGCTGATGAGATCGTCGTAGAAAATGCCAGTGACGCATACCAAACGCTTCGCTCTGTTTCTTTGACTATCAATTCGGCAGCAGCAGGGGCTAATGGTCTTGATACCGGAACGCTGGCTGTTTCAACTTGGTGCTCACTCTGGGTGATCTGGAACGGTACGACTATAGCAGGTCTGTTGTCATTGTCTGCGACTGCCCCGACGTTGCCGAGCGACTACACCCATAAAGCACGCATCGGCTGGATTCGCACAGACGCTACAGCGAATAAATTCCC